TATTCACAATATAGCGAATATATGACATAGAAACAGTACATTTAAGAAGAGACGAAGAATCATAAGAAACTGGCATAGATGAAACACTAATTGGATAACTTTTCACAAAATCATATCTTAAGGAAGATGCAGACCCAGAAGAAGAACTATAACTACTTCTTTCAAATTTAGTAATTGATAGTCCTTGCTGACTTGTATATTCATCAATATATTGAAATCTATAAAAATATTCGTTAGAGCGTGAAGTAATTCCTCCTCTATCCGTTTGAGGTGCTACTGAAGACTCCTGTGCAATATACTTCATCCAAGTCTCAAACACTCGAATAGGTAAGTAGTTCTCAGCATCAACATAGAAAGTTAAATCAATTCTGTCATCATAAACTCTTCTGTATGCGTGCCTTTCAGTAACACCATGAAAATCTCCAGTAACCTCAAGTGTAGCTAAGTTTGAACCTGGAAGAGTTGCCTCACAGCATAATAAGTTCAATTTATCAATATTTTCATTTTCAAGATTTACGCCATTATCAATTAAATAACCACCAGTAGTCAACTTCTTGGGAAGACCCACAGTTACTTCAAAGTGAGAAGTTGTTGCTGGATGCAAAAGTGCAGACTTAATTTGAGATATGCTCTTTGCGGAAGGCATTTATAAATATTTTTAACCTGTATATATTATGTAGTAGAGATAATGGCAGAAAGTATTAAGAGTAAGTATAAACCATCATACCCCAACAAATATAAAGGTGATCCAAACAACATCATATGTCGAAGTAGTTGGGAAAGGAGGTTTTGTAGTTATTGTGACTTAAATGAAAATATAATTGAATGGGGAAGTGAAGAGTTCTGGATTCCATATCTATCACCAGTTGATAATAGAGTTCATAGATACTTTCCAGATTTCATTATAAAAGTAAAAGAAAGTACTGGACAAATTAAAACCTACGTGGTAGAAGTTAAACCCAAAAAGCAAACTAAACCACCAACAAAAAAATCAAGAGTGACTAAATCATATCTACACGAATGTAAAACTTATGCTGTTAATCAAGCTAAGTGGAAAGCAGCAAAAGAATTTTGTGATGATAGACTAATAGAATTTAAAATCATCACAGAAGAAGAATTGGGTATCAAATAATGGCAGAAGGTTTTGGACAATATACAAGTGTTCCTCCAAGAATGAGGGAACTAAAAAAAAGAATAGAGCAGTCTGGGACAACCGATGCTGAAGATTTGATGCTTATCATTATGGATGTTCTGAAAGAAGAAGTGCTTTACCCAGAACCAGGGAAGTTCTATACTTTTGTATACAATCCCAAAACACCAAATATAGAGTATGACCAACATCCACTAATTGCTTGCACATCATTAGAAAGATGGGGATTCAAAGGAATCAACTTTCACTGGAGACAGGGAAGACAATATACTTGGGAGGAAGTTGCTGGCAAACTTCACGTAGTAAAATATGAAGAGCTTGATGAAATGCTATCTATACCTTTTGGAAAATTCCGTCTAAATAAATAAAAACCTTGTGCTAATGTTTAGGTCTATAAGACAACATAACTTCAACTTTTCCTTCGTTGAGGAGGTTGTCTAATGGCTGCAGAAACTATCACTAGCAAACCTTTACAAACTCCAGTAGGATCTAGTGGAGTAAAATTAGAAACATATACACAAACAACTTTTACAAGAGATGCAAATGGTAAGATTGATTCAAAAAGTGCAAAGACAGAAATATTTCTAAACAACTCCACGATACCGGGAGTAAAAAATTGGGTGCCAGCAGCGGCATCTACAGATGGTGGAAAAACTTGGGACACAACATCAGCAAGATATCAAAAACTTGATGGTGGTCCTAATTTTGGAGCAGATGCTGTAAGATCTTTAAATGAAGGGGCGCTGAGGACAAATACATTTCAGCAGATAGGATCTGCAGCAACAAAAGCAGAAATCCCAAAAGAACAACAAAAGTCTTTATCTGAAGGCATAAAAAATGATGCAACTCAGCAAGAAGGTGGAGATCCAAATAATGCTGCATTAAAAGAAGATTTATCCACACCAAGAAAAGAAACAAGATTATCATTTCCATCAGAATTAAGATATCCAAGAAATCTAAAACTAGAACATCAAGATGTAATAGTTTTTAATATGTTAAAGTATGAACCAAGAAAAGCTAATGAAGGTGGTCAAGGAAACTTGGGAACTTTTGGCGAAAGATCAAAGTTTACAACAAGAACTATAGGAAAAGTAACTTTACCAATACCTGCAGGAATATCTGATACAAATTCGGTAGACTGGGGACAACAAACAATAACAAGCGCACAAAAAGCTCTTGCTGATTTAGCTACTGCAGGAATAACTGGTGGTGGGGCAGAAGCTGCAAATACTGCAGGAAATCAACTCAACGAAGTTGCAAACTCAAGTGGTGAGATTGGTCAAGGATTGGCGGCATACTTTACTAAAGAAGCAATTGGTGTTTCGGGGATTCTATCAAGAACTCAAGGAGCTGTACAAAACCCAAATATGGAACTTCTTTTTCAAGGTCCACAATTGAGACCATTTACATTCACATTTAAAATGAGTGCAAGAAATCCAGATGAAGCGAAAGACATTAGAACTATAATTAGATTTTTTAAACAAGGAATGTCTCCACAAAAGTCCCAATCAAATTTATTTCTAAAAGCACCAAATACTTTTAAAATACAATATAAACATAGAAATAATGAGCACTCATTCATCAATAAAATAAAAGAGTGTGCTCTCCAATCATTTACAATAAATTATACACCAGAAGGACAGTACGCAACATTTTATGATGGTGCTATGGTTTCCTATGAAATGACTATGCAATTTACTGAACTAGAACCAATATTTAATGAAGACTACACTGGTTTAGATCAAAATGCAGATACAGAAATAGGTTACTAAAATGTCAAATTATTTCTCAAGACTTCCAAACTTTGAATACGTTAGCAGACTTCCTGATGCTAAGATATCAGATTATATTACTGTAAAAAATCTATTTAAAAAAGGAAAACTCAGAGAAGATATTTTCCAAAACTTAGCTTTCTTTGAAAAATATCAAGTCATTGGCGACAATAGACCTGATAATGTTGCAAATGAAATATATGGAGACTCATCTTTAGACTGGGTTATTCTAATTGCAAATAACATTAAAAATATCCAATCAGAATGGCCATTAACACAAAATGAGTTTGATGAATATCTGAGATTAAAATATGGAAATGGTTTATCATCTGAAGAAGAAATCTATAACGTAATCTATAATGGAGTTCATCATTACGAAACTATAGAGATAAAAAACAGTCAAGGGGTTGTTTTAATTCCAGAAGGAAAAGAAGTTCCTTTTGATTATGCATTAGGAATGAGACTCTATGATGAAATCACAGAAACTGAAATCTTCATAACTAATGCCACAAGACCAGTAACTAACTATGAGTATGAAGAGAAAATTGAAAATGATAAGAGAAATATTTTTATACTAAAACCAAGATACCTGAATATCATAACAGATGATCTTGAAGAAATAATGGCATATAAAGAAGGTGCCACTCAGTATGTGAGCGACACCTTAAAGAGAGCTGATAATATCAGACTATATTAATAATTTTTTATTCCAAGGAATTCTGCCTTTAGATGCTTCACTTATTTTTCTTTTAGTTTCTTCAGAATGTTTCTTTCCAGGTTTTCCTTTTCTTTCTTGCTGAATCTTGTTAAGTCTTTCAATACCTTCTGGAGTTTGTCTTGGTTTTCCTTTGTTAGATTCTCCAATTTTTTTCTTATGACTCTCACTTAGGTTTTTGCCCTTTAAAGAAGCACACATTTTCCTTCTTTCTTCATTCATAATAATACCAGAAACACCATCACCACCATTAGTTTTATTATGAAGAATACCAGTTCCCAAATCTTTCCTGCCAAGAACTGCAATCATATAGATTTCATGCTTAAATGCTTCTTCTTCGGTTAGATATTTTTTAAGAAATACTCTTCTACTTTTTTCGGGTGGGAAAAATCCACTATGTTTCTGATGAATTCTTCTTCCTTTACCTTTACCAATATAGTAAGGTGTTCCATCTTCACGCATATATGCGTAAGTGTAATATTCCACAGTTCTACTCTGTAAGTCGCAATACTATTTATATAAAAAGAGGTGCTCGAAAGCACCTCTTCTACCCATAATGCGACTTACAGGTATTGTTATTTAGTCATTTGCAAGGCGAGAAAAATACGACAACGCATCTTCCTCATCTTCATCATTAGATGAACTTACAGTAGGAAGTTCGGGTTCAGTGCGACGTGAAGTAAAATCGGGAGTATAAGAACCACGATCATTATCTTCGTTATCAACTTCCTCATCAAGACGAGGACGAGGAGCAGTCTTTTGACCCAGAACATACTTGAGACGCTTCTCAAGATCTTCATAAGACTTGAATTGGTCGGGAGCAGTTACCGCTGCGAGCGAGTATTGCTTCTTCCAGACGGCTTCAAGAGCATCATCATCATCCAGGAGTGGTGCAACGCGGTCAAATTCTGACTTGTCGTAGTTCCAATACCCATCTTTCTTTACAATTTTGAGTTTAAAGTTTGCACCCTGCCAGAAATCAAAGGGATTGATAGGAGTTTCATCTTCAAACTCAGGTTGCATAGCTTCCATAATCTTGTCGAAGATTTTCTTACCATACTTGAACAGGAAGACTTTACCTTCGTTAGCAGGATTCGCAGGATCCTTCACTACATAGATGTTGCTGTAGTAAGACAGTTTGCGCTTCTGCTTACGAACAGTTTCTTTGTCTTTATCACTACCACTGTTCCAAAGTTCGCGGTTGTGCTCAGACACAGGATCCTTCTGACCAAGAGTAGTCAGAGAGTTCTCAATATACCAACCACCAGGACCTTGGAAGGCATGAGTATAGAGTTTTGCCCAGGGAAGTTCTTCACTTTCAGGGGCAGGAAGAAAACGGATAACTGCATAACCGTTACCAGTTTTATCCATTTCGGGTTTCCAGAGACGCTCATCAGCGCCACCAGAAGTTGTGCTCATCTTCTCTACTTCCTTTACCAGTTTGGAAGTCAACGAACCAAGAGAAGATTGCTTCTTAAGATCTGCAAAAGACATTAGATTACCTCGGATTTTGTACGGATTTGGCTTTTGTGTACCTTGTTATTCTACAGGTCTGAACCTGTCTTGTCAATCTGTTCCTTCATCACTGCCAGCATACTGGACATATTGTTGAAAATCACATTCATATCAACATTAGCAGGAAGACCCATCATCGAAGCAGATTGCATAATCTGTTCTTTCATTTTAATTGCTTCTGGGTCATCAGATAAACTCAAACGAGTATAGAGAACCTTTTGTTTATCAAGAAGTTTTTCTAAGGTATTGACATGAAAAATTTTTTCTTCTTTCGTCATCGTAGGAAACTTGAAGACGTTATGATAAACCTCTTCTTGTAATTCATTAATTTCTGCTATCTCTGCACGGACAACATCAGAATTGAAGAAACTCATTTATCTCCCAGAATAATTTCTTTCAAAAGTTTGCGATAACGCAGTACATCAATATTTAGGAATGGACTGTATTTTTTGATTCTTTTACTTACGGTTTCCCACACTGGGTCTTGAAGTTTTCGATCAAAATCTTTCCCGAACAGGAATATCTTATCATAGATGACTAGTGTTTCTGGACTAATCTTCCCGCTCAGGAAATTTTTAAGAATTGGTGGATGCCCCTTTGAGCAATCGAAAATGTCATCTACTTTTTGATTTTCAAATAGACTTTGAGTTTCTTCTTTGAAGACATATGAGAGTGATTGATTTCTTTTTTTCCAAGCTTCATATCTACTCTCACCTTCTCTCATCATCTCACCAATCCACAACTTACTGGGATCGGTACAAGTAACAAAG